GTTTGTTTAGCCATTATTCTCCTTAGTAACTAAGCACATTATAGTCTAAAGTGCCGTATATATTGTTATTTAGAATCAGTGCATCGATGACTGGTTCAAGGGTCGTAAAGAAGACCCTAAAGCTGTTGGGTGTGATTGTGTTAGATACGCCAAAGATTTGTAGTGTTTTGTCTAGGGTAGATCCACCTGGCTGCGTAGTTACCACTCTGATTGGATCAAAGAAATCTAACTCTAAAGCTGCAAGTATGCCTGCGTTGTAATTAGGCGTGTATAGGTCTAGCTCTATGCCATCGCATCGTACTTCTGTCTCGGCTCTACTAGCCACATAAGCCTGCGCATAATCTAGGGCTACCGCATCGGTCTGCATTAGTAGATTCTGCAGGTTATAACTGTGAATAAAATATTTGTCTATAGAAGCCTGGTTAATAGCAGTCTGTGGTGAGCCACCTGACCTGCTGACCTGTGCTGAGTTAAATATTAGGGTGTCGTCTAGTTTCCAATTAGCGTTGGCATAAGGTATGCCTGTGCCATTATCGTTAAAGGTAGTTACTGTGCCACCTATTGAGCCAGCGGTTACTGATCTATCTTGAAATACAAACTCTCCATTAGTATCCACGTAAAATGCGCCATACTCTGAATCTGTAACAGTTTGCAGGGCATCTAGGGAAGTGCGAGCAGTGCCAGGATCAGCTTGTAAAGTAGTTAAACCTGCATCTATATCACGCATAGTCGCTGGCCAATCAATCTGGTCTAATATCTGGTTGATGCGTGTGCCAGATAAGTCGCCAGCCGTAGCACCTGTAACTGTGCTTATCTGTGCATTCTGCGCCAGCCTAAACGCATCTACAGCTTGTATTGTTGTATAGGCGACTTCTGTTGCATCTTTAGGCTGTGTATTAACGTATGATGTAATAAAGCCAGAGAATAGGCTGTAAGTGTTAGCGCCATAGGTTGCAGTAATTTGCACCTTCTTCATAGGTGTTAATAATGTGTAATAAGGCCCAGATGGATTAGTAGGGTTAAAATCGCCATTCTGATCCACTATGCGTAGGGTAAGTGTGCCTGTCTGGAATTGATCTGCTAAAGCACTGCGCCCTCTAGCAGTTTGTATAAAATCTATTTGATTAGATACATCAACAATTACAGCTGTGCTATCTGCTAATACGTTTACGTCTAATAGGCCAGTGTCTAAAATCATTGCTTGGGCAAATGATGGCCCAGTGCTAAAGTTTATTACTGCATTGACTGTAGGTACTGGCATTAGCCTATGTTTCCAGCAGGTACTAACTTGTTGCCATATTTAAGATTAACTCTTACTGTCTCTGCGATAGCCTGCACTAATCTATCGGCACTGGCATTAGGCGCTACCTCTAGCGTTGCCTGTGTAGGGGTAGAAGCAGCAGCACCAGCAGCGGCTTGTGCAGGTTGGTTAGTTACACCCTGTGGCACTGTGTAGGTAGTTGATCCCTCAAATGGTGCTATCTGATTACGACCACGTGCAGTCATCTCACCAGTAGCAGTAAATAAAGGATTAGGCCTACTGGCTAGTACTTCTAAGAATGTAGCAGCAGTATTAGCGGCTACGGCTAGTTTAGTAGCAGCGGTAGTAGCTTCTAATTCAGCATTGTATTTCTTAGCCAGCGCTTCATTATTATCTAATATTGCTAGCTGCGCCCTAATACGTAATTTAGTTTCTTCATCTGTAGCAGCGTTAAGTGCTGCAGTTAGGCCTATGCGCTCTAGGTCAAACTTGTCTCTTAATTTGTCTATTTCGGTCTTTGCTTTTATTTGTTTAATTTCTTCTTTTTTGTAATAATTATATTCTTTTGCAAACTTTAATCCTAGACGACCCTCTCTCTCATTTGCCGATTGCAAAGATTTGTTTTTACCAGAAAAATCTTTAGTGGCGAAGCCTAACGCCTCACTACCAGCTATACCACCCATAACTGCTACAACAATTTTAGGATTTTTAGTCAAAATAGCCAAAGCCAAGAGTGCTGGTTTGAATGCTGGTGACTCAGTAAAGTCGCTGAATTGTTTTAGTAGTTTTGCTAAAGCCACAGTAGCGTTAGCAGTATTGGTTGCTAGATTTTCCATACTATCGGATAGATTTTGTATGGAATTATCTTTACTTAATATAGTCAAAGCATCTACTAAGCCTGTGCCTATTATCTTTGTGGATTCATCAGCGCTTTTGCGTAGTGCATCCATCTTGCCAGCGTAAGTATCTAATCTGGCTGCTGCTTGACCTGTGAACTTTTTTTCTAACTCGGCCATGATTTTATTCATGTCGCCTGTAGCAATTATGTTTTTATCTATACCAGTATTAAGCGCTGTAATGCCTTTTGTTTGACCTCTAATACCACTTGCTAGGGCAGTTACTACTTCTTCTAAACTAGCACCTGTACCTGCGCTAATATCTAGTGCTGATCTTAATGATCGTTGTGCTAAATCAACTGAGCCAGTAACGTTCAATAAGGTCTGGAATGGCGCACGTAAATCTGTAAGCACTGCAAAGGTTTTTTCTAATGCTTTTATGTAATCTTCTACCTCTGATATTCTAAATGCGTTACCAGTATTTGTAAGTTGTGTAGCCAATGATTTAGCCGCTGCCTCATCTTCTGCAAAGGCTTTTACTGCTTTTTTACTAAAACCAATTACCGCTGCAGCACTAAATGTAATACCAAAAGTACGTGCTAAGTTTTTTAATTGTTTGTTAAATACATCTACGTCTTGTTTTGCTTTTTTTAGAGCTTTGCCATTCCAGGTGGCTAAGGCTGATACAACTACATTGGCCACTATGCAGCCTTCTTAATCTCTGTGGATTTATTAAAACTTATGGCTGTAGAATTGATTGCTTTTACTATTACATAATAAACTTTAGGACTTGCTTGCGCCCAGGCTTTGTAAATTAAACGGCCTTTACCTTTACGCCCAGGTGATCTTATACCTTTAATTTTAGGCTGTGAAGTAACTTTTTCTAACGGGCTAACAAATTGATATCCTGCAAATGGGTTATTAGAATTGTAATCTTTAGTAGATCGTTTTCTACCACCCTTGCTGCCAGAATATCCCTGCACGCTACCAAACTCTCTTAATGCTGTACTCATAACAGGCGCTCGCCCTTCTGAGTTAAGTCTGCCTGCAGTTTCATAGATACGACCAGCTGCGCTTATGTTGTACACATAACTTTCTACTTGAAAGCCATTAGCAAATATCCGATTGCTGCCTTCTTTGAATCCAATGCCACCCTTGACATTAACGGCATCATATTTTGGGAATGGTCGATAAGTGACATTAGACGATATTGGTTTTGTCCAGCCAGATAATACCTCGCTGTTACTAGGTACAAAACTTTTGGCTGCAGCTTCTACACCTAACATGGCAGGTCTAACAGCATCCTTAATGCGAGCGTACATATCCTCGTTAATAAAGCTGAGACCTTTTAGTACATCATCAACGCCTACGACCTTTGCTGGCATTCTTGATCTCCTTAGCTCTATCTGTCAATACTTGGATGATAGCCCGATACATCTGCGTATCCATGTCTCTAAACTCGCTAGGCGGTATTCCAGTCTCTACAGCTAACTGAGCAATACTGTAGAAAATAGAATCACGCCCGACTATTTTTTTTCTTCGTCAAGTACCTCGACTACATCTAATAAATCTATAAACTCTGATCCAAATAAAGGTACTGTAACGTTAGCCCTACGTAAGCACTCCCATGCAAGCCAGTAAATCTCGGTCTGCCGTTCATGATCACGTAGGACTTTACTAATTCCTGATCCGTACTTTAACTCAAAAGCGTACTCGACACCTGGTGTTATCTTATGCTCAGATACTTCACCATTAGCCCTTGTTATCTTTAGCTTTGCCATTGTTGCTCCTTACGGTGTTGTATCTACAACTATAGGGCTTTGGCAAGTAAATGTGATGCTCTGTGTGCTTATGTCGCCTACTGCGCCATTAACATCCTGAGTATTGTTTACTAGCACTGTGGTCTGAAACTCTGGATTAGTAGCACTAATAGGAGCAGAAGTTTGCTTAATAGTTAATGCCACTGTATTACCCCATGCTGCCTGCAAAGTCTGATTAACCTTGCTAGTAGCTGTATCGTTTAAGAAGTCAATAGTGATTGTGCTTGCTTCTAGACCTTTTGCGAACTTGTGTACAGTGTCGCCCATAGCTGTAACCTCTAGCTCGTCAAAGCTGCGGTTAATTGTTACGGCTGTGACTAGCGTACTCAGATCAACTGAATTAAGCGTAACCACCGCACCATTTGATAAATAGATTGCCATTATTCTTGCCCTTCTTCCTTCTTAACAGCAGCCTTTTTGACTACTGCTTCTGGTTTGTTGATCTGACCAATTTTGATCAGAAAATTAGTTTCTTCTTCTGTAAATCCTTTGTAACTCATTTTAACTCCAACTCGTTAGGGTGTTAATTGTTATCTCACTTACTAATAAATCACCGCTTGCTGCGCTAATTATACTAGGTGCTGAGACAGCCGATATGTTCATAACTAAAGTAGATGCAGCCAATTTAGTTACTACTGCCAATATGTAATCTTCCATGCCTGCTAAATTGCCTTGATTATCAAAGGCTGGTTTAGTTATTAAAATCTTAAAGTTAGCCATAGGGCTGATACTTATCTCATCATTGTTACTAGGTGTTAAATATGGATCGCTAGGTGTAACTACTACGCTGTTAGCAAGTAGTGTGGCTGGCGGAAATGAAAATACTGACCACACGCCAGCATTAGTTAAAGCTGTTG